AGCTTCAACCATACTCATTTCTAAGTAATCTTCAAATCTAAGTCTAGTTTCAGATTCAGCTTTTAAATACCAAAGGTATCCAGAAGTTCCATCTTCAGTAGCAACTTCAACCCATCCAATTTGAGAAGCATCAGAACCACTAACTTGAAACTTATCTCTTAAAATGATTGGCTTGTTTGAGAATTGAGTTAATGTTGGCTCAATACTTTCCATTCCTGCATAGTTAGAAGTAGCACCATCAGCACCACCAGAACCTTTTGCAAATTCAGAACCGTATACAAACGTTTTAATATCTGTAGATCCAGCACCTAAAGCAACAGCAGTAGCAGCTTCATATGTTTCAAAAGTAACATTTGAAACTCTAGGAGCACCACCAGCAGCAGCAACCGCACTAACTCTTGCTTTAACAGTTGTTAATCCGCTAGCCATTAAAATTGTGTTACCTATCTTGATTGCATTTTCTTTACCAGCTTCAATTGGAACTGAAATTGATAGGTTACCACCTAATAGTGTACAACCTTCATAAGAAACGTGTAATCTATTTTGTTCAGACCAAATTACTTGATCAGATGTCATAGGCATTTCAGCGCCTACCATTCTTAGGAAACCAGATAAAGTTCTGTTTCCGTATCTTTCTACTTCAGCTTCATAAAGCTCAGGTAGATATTGTTGTGCGAAAGTTCCGCCACCAGCAGCCGAATCAAACTGCAAGTAATTAGACTGTAAAGTCATTTGCGTTTGATGTGGGATTAATGTAGCCGGAAAACTTCCACTTGTGTTAAAAGCCATAATTATATGTTTTTAGTTTTTATTTTTTTATTGATTTTATTTTTAACCCAGAACTATTTACACCACTTATTGCTTTTACTTTCATTCCATTAATATAAACTTCCCCATTAGACGTAGCTCTTGGTTCATTTGATATGTTTTTGGACTTAGCCATCATATCTTTAACTGCATCAGCTTTGCCTTGCTCGTAAAAATGATTAGCTATAGTATCAGCATTTTGCGCTGCGTAAATGGCTTTGTGATAACCTTTAAAATCTGTTACTTCACCTTTATTATCTAAGAACTTCCCGACTAGGTTTGTAAGATCCGACTGATTATTAGCAACATCTTCAGTGTTTTTAACGCCATATCTAAATTTTTTATCCCCAATATTGAAATCAAAACCTTTGAATTCTTGGTTAAAAAAGTCTTTAGTTCTAGCTTTAAACTTCCCATGTTGTTCTTGAACCACTTGTTGTTCTTTGTTATATCTATTGAAAAAATCCATTGCTTTTTGTTGTTCTTGAGTAACGCCCGGTCTCAACTTGATCTCGTCGTAATACTTCTTTTTCGTTTCCTCCAAAAAGCTTTTGGCTTTTGCAATTTCTTCTTTGTATGCGAGTTTCTTTTTACGCATATCTCTTTCTTCATCTAGCTCTTCATCGTATGAAAAGTTATCTTCTAAAAGAAAGTTAATTTCTTCATCATCCAAATGTGGTTTGGACTTTCTATAATATTCTCTTAATAAAACATCGTTGTCAATATTAGAGTAATCCGCGTTTAATCTAACATAATCATCAATAGTTCCACCAGTTTCTTTCATAAAGTTAACTAACTTCTCTACATTCTCTGGTAAATCTACTTTAGGTTGTTCTACTTCAGGTTGAGTATTTACAACTTTTTCTTCAACGACTTCTTCTTCTGTTATTTCTGATATAGGAGATTCTACTTCTTGTTTAGTATCATCTGTACTGGACTCGACCCGTACCGGTTCGTCCATTTTCTTGCTATCTCCGGATGATTCGCCCACAGATACTTCCTTTGTTTCTCCGATTTGAACGGCATTTTCTACCTCCTTTTTTTCTTCTTCTTTATCTTTTTGAGATAAATCTATTTTTATTGCTTCTTTGTTTGGTGTTAGTTTTTTAGGTCGACCTCTTTTCTTTTTAATTTTAAAGTCACCTTCTTGTTTTACTTCTTCTGACATAATATAATATAATAGTTAATAATAATTATCTAGGCATAAATTGCTCTAGTCCGAATCCACCTAAACTATCGTTTCCGGCAGATTCAAAATTTTTAGGTAATAAATCATTTTTTCTTTGATCTATTAATTCTGATTGTTGAGTAGCTTGTATTCTAGTTCTCTCGTCTTTTCTATCTTCTATTTCAGCTTCTTTAAGAGTTTCAGCATCTGCTTTTATTTTAGCTAATTGCATGTTATATTGAAACTCTCTTTCCATTAGTTGAAGTTTAACTTGAGCTTCTCTTTCTAGTTTAGTAGTTTCAAATTCAGATTTCATTTTCTCTATTTGAATTTTCTGCTCTGTCAACACTTGCTGTTTCTGTGTTTCAACCATTGCTGTTTGCTCTGCTAATTGAGCATTAGATTGTGCTTGTGCTTGTATATTAGCTTGTTGCGCTTGCTGGTCTCTTTCTTGCTTCTTTCTTCTTCTTTGCTTAAGCATTTGGTTAGCTAATTTTAAATTGCTAACTTCTCTAATATCTATAGCATCTTCAAGATCTATTTGTCCAGCTTTTAAAGCTATTTGTATATTCTGTTCTAAACCTGCTTTTTCTTCTTCATCTGGTTCTAATTCTAAGAATATACCAAAATCATGTATATTTAAATCTACTAACTCATCTAAAGTTCCTACATTGTATTTAGATATACTTTGTTCTAAAGACATTCTAGTTAATGGAAACATTAATGCATCTGCTATTCTTAGAGATACATTTTCACATGTCCTTAATGTTAAATATAAACCTGCTTGTAGTATATGACGAGTTGCTACATTAGAATTTGCAGCAGCTAGTTTTTGTAATCCAACTAAAGACTGTTTATCAGGTAGTGTACCATCTCTTGCCTCATTAAGTCCGGTCACATCTCTTATCATTTTAAGATAATATTCATATGTTTGAATAAGAGATTGTATTTTACCAAGACCATTTGATGTTTGAATCTCTTGTATTGGAACTTTACCTGGATTCATTCCACCATCTTGCGTCATACTTCTACCAACAATAGAACCTGTTTGGAAATACATGTTCATTGCCTCAGCTGGATTATAATTAGTACCGTTTCCTAAGTCTACCTCTGCTAAACCATCTACATCTACAAAAACCCCATCAGGGACCATCCTAGACATAACCTGTTGCAGTTTTAAATGTGTTAACTGGATCATATCAGCAAAACCAGTAATTCTACTAACAACAGATTCTATTCTACCTTTATACATTCTAGGAGCTACTATATTGTAGTTCATGTTAACTTTAGTAGTATCTGCAAAAGGTCTAGTCATATTCTGTGCCATCTCCCATTTAAGCATCTTCTCATGACCTAATATCTTAGCTCCACTATATAGTACTTCTATAGCTCTAAATGCTTTTTTGAAACTATCGTTTTCAGGTGGGTTAAAACTATCTCCTTTTTCAATTGCTTTTTCTAAACCATTAACGCCTTTTTTAATTTTAAATACTTGGTTAGTATAAGTCTTGTATTCAAAATAAAGTACTTGAACAGTTTGGTCGTCATATCTTCCACTCCAGTTTCTAGTGTAGTTTTGGTTACCTGGATACTTTTGTATTTCTTCTAATTCTTCTGCTGTTAAGTATGGAAATTGTTTTTTAAGTTCTGGTAAACTAATAGATTTAACTTCTCCAGCATAATATATATCTTCAAAGTTAGGATCTTCTGTATATGAATAAACTAAAGCTGATGGATCTACATATTTTATAGTTACGCCTTCTGATCTATTAAAATCTGTTTTAACACAAGCAATACCTAATATAGTTAAATCTTGGTTTAATCTTCTTCTTGTTAAGTTATATTTATTGTTAGCTAACACAGTGTTTATAACTTCTTCTTCTGCTACTTCTACAGACTGCTTATAACTCATCTGCATATGTAGTTCTAATTCTTCTTCATCTATAGGAGCATTTTCTCTATCAGGATTAGAATATAAATCTATACCTGTAGTTTGCTTTACCTTATCAATAAACTGTTTAGCATTTATATCTATTAGTATATTCTCAGCATACTTAGTTCTTTTTTGCACTGAAGTAGGATCTTGTGCAATAGCTTTTATGTCATAACTTCTTTGTGACATTCCATTAACAACTATATCTACAAACTTAGGTATAACTGGAACTGGTTTCCAATCCAAGTTTAAATAAGATAAATCACCGTTTATAGATAATTCATCTTTATATTTTTGTATAGATTGTTCTCCTCTAGCGTAAAGTCTTAATCTATGAAAGTTGTTATAGTTAGTGTTAAACCTATCATACCAACCTCTGTCATTTCTAAACCATTCTGACTCTATAGCTCTACCGACTCTTAGACCATACTCGTAAGTAGCTTTTTCAGCATCAGGTACTACCTGACTAGGAAAAGAACTATTTGGATTTGCATTTGGAATTATACTCATTTATTTTATTTTTGAAACATAACCAGTATTGTCATATCTTTTTATACCTAAATTAATAGATTTAGTTTGTCTTTGTGCTATAGGCACGTATCTATTTTTGTTACAAGCCATTATGGCTAATCCAGAACTTATAGAAGCATCATGCTTTGTTCTATTGTTTATGTTGAAAGCAGCCCAATCTTCTAAGGTTTTTTGGTGATACATATCTCCAAAGTTTTCTTTTAGTTGACCAACATATTCTTCTATATAGCTTTCTATAGCTGCAGCATGTGCTTGCTTAATATCTTCGCTTGTGTTTGGTATACCACCTATTTCTTTTTCTGTTGGAGACAACTTGTTCCAAACTTTATCAGGACGATTCATAGAGAAACCTCTGTAACCTCTACGTTTTAAATAATACAGAAATCTAGGTTTGTTATTTTCAGCTAGTATTGGCATACCATAAAATACTAAAGCCATTAATATTTCTTCAAAGAATATTTCAGCTGTTTGAGGTCTAGCTATATATTCTAAGAAAAAATGATTTGGTGGAGCGTCTTCCATCGAAAACTTAGTAAGCCCATGTAAAGCACCGTTAGATCCTTTACCATCAACAGTTCCTGATATATCGTAACTATCAAGACCAAAAGCTCCAATGTGTTCCTTTCCCGGTTGTTTTACTCCATTCTTTATTATCACTCGATTTTGTAAGTTTTTAGGAGGAACCCAACTAACATTAAATCTACCATCTCTATTAGGTACAAATACTACTCTTGTATCTTTAATACCATTTTCCCACATAAAACTACCTTTAGTGGTAGTGTTATTCATTTCTTCATTATAGTCTATTTGCTCGTATATTTTAGTTAAGTTAAATAAACTATTTTTAGTTTCATCTCTAAATGCGTGTTGTTCAGTTCTTGGAAACTGCCTGTAATATTCGTTTAAACTATCTTGGTCGGATTTTAATCCATCAACTTCGTTTTCCCAGTGCTCGATGACTCCGACTGTAATTGGGATATTGTCGATTCCGATAACCGGATCTTTTTGCGTAAGAAATACAGGTGATCCAAAAGTATCCATGAATCCTTCGTAGTTCCATTCCATAGGGATGAATAAAGAATAGAGGCCAGAACTTGTTTGTCCGTTTCTATTTCTTTTTGTAACATCTGAATTGTAGTACAGTTTTTTGAAGTTTTCTCCACCTTTGTCTAAAGCATTTGAAGTTGAGCCCATCATACATTTACCTACAATCCTTGATCCTAGCCTTAATGTAGTTTTTGTAACTCTCCAGTTGTTTAATATGTTATCAGGTCTTTCCCATTTACCACTTTCATCATGTGCTAGTAGTTTTAGTTTTTCACCATCATAGGAGTTGTCACCTGTGTTTTTCCAGTCAATAGTTGTATCTAATCCTTGTAGCTCTCTAAGCTGTTCGTTTGTTTCCAGTTTTCTACGTGTAAGTTTAGATGCGGGAACTCTATATGCCAGTTCGGTTTTAGGACGATCCATACCATCTTGGATCGGCTTGAAGAAAAATGGATAATTAATCGAGATTGGTACAACTTTATCTGTGAACATTTTTTTAGCATCAGATCCAGTTTTTGAGAGAATACCAAATCTTGCATCTGAAGAGATTGTTGCCTGATTAACAAGTTCTGCTGATGACATAAAGGAGAAACCACTCCGTCTGTTTTTAAGGTAACACATTCCGTAACATCTCGCATCTGCCTTGCAAGCTTCCCAGAATATAAAGAATAATCTGTTTGCTTCTCTATAATCTGCCGCTCCAACATCGATTTTTGACCACTGTAGGTACATATAATGAGTACCAGTAATATAAGTAGGAATACCATTGTTGTAAAACCAATATCCTTCATCTCTTCGTTTAAACTCATTGTCAATGTAATCGTACCATTTCTCTTTAAATTCATTAGGATATTCATCCCAATCAAACCTACTTTTAATCCTAGCTAATTCTTTTGGGTATTCTTGTTTTTCCCAATATTGTTTCTCTTTATCTTTGCTTCGTTTAAATGGTTCATTTTCTGCTGGTAATGCAATACGGAGGTTTTGAATTTCAATGACTTGTCCAATTTGACCAGTTTTACTAATTACTACAAAATCATAATCAGGATTATAACCATACTCCCACTTTTTATATCTATTTTGTTTCTTTAGATATTTAGGGTTTATAACATCTTTTACTTCTTTCCAAAGCGTTTGTTCGTAACTCACTTACTCCTCCCTTCAGCAAAACCTTTAAAAGCTCTTTCTTCTTTTTTAGCTTCTTTAGGTTTACCACTTAACATTTCTTCTTCTTGTTCTATTCTGTTAAGTATTTCAAAAGCATCAAATATAGCTAACTTCTTTGTAGCTGCAGCGTTTTTAAGTCTGTCAGCTGAAACATCATCGTCAGAGTCAACTATTTTTTCTTTAGCTACTTTTATCAACTCCTCTACTGCTCTTTGTCCAGCTTGGATTATTTTCTTTTTCGTCTCCTTCGTATTCATGAGTTAAAGCTATATCATTAGATTTCATACAATAAAGTCTTTCACCTTCTATAATAAACTCAAACTCTGAGTTAGGTGTAAAAACTACAAGTGCTCCAGGTGTTACTCCTGCAGCTTCTAAGGAACTATTACCATATTTTAATATACCAAAGTTAGGTTGTTCCTTACGGTTCTCTAGGTGGTTTTTATTTAGTATTGGTTTTACAAAACAATAATTTAAATGTGGCTTAAGATTATACATGTATATCTGCTCTGGTGAGCAAAAGTATAAATCATCTTTGAAAAAAGTAGATGAGTTTTTTTCTATACCTTTAATATCATAATATCTACGAAAAATATTATGATGAACATATACTATATCATCTTTTTGTACTTTAGTTTTATAAGCAGCTGGAGTAGATACTACAACTGCTTTTTTACTTACAAACCTATGATTTTCAATACTAGTATTAATTATTAGTTCTTTATCATCTACTTTTCTAATATTATCATATCTCCCAAAAAGAGGTTTGATAATAAAGCTATATAAGTTCTTCATTAATACTTCAAATCAAATTCAACTGATATAGCCATATTACGGTTGAATTTCTTCCAAGGAAGAACTTCGTCATCTTTAGTTATATATATGTTATAAGAATAATCTTTGTCATTAAAAATTATATCACATATATTATGACCACCGTATACTTCTTGACCTAAAGAATAATGCATTGCATCGTTCTTATAATCAGATCCAATACTAATTTTACGTATTACATTAGACATGACTAACTGCTGCTTCCTTTTCTTCTTCTATCTTAGTGTAAGTACCGGTTTCTATGTCGATATTTATAGCACCATATTCTTTTTCTAAAGAATTTTTAAACTCTTCAACATCTTGGTTTACACCTGCTAGCTCATGTAGTAAACCATGTTTTTGGCTTTCTAGATAACCTACTTGGTGTAGTATGTTGTTTGTTTT